TGTACGACAAATTGATAAAAACTGTTGCGAAGAATACTGGTGCTCCGTAGACTACGAAGCCGCAACGGACCTATTGAATAGGTCAGCAACGTTAGCTTGTCTAAGCTGCTTGCAGGGGAACCCCTTCCAGGGGTTGATGTATGCATCTATGGACCGTTATGGAACGGCCATATACCCTGACTCCGAGAAGAAGTTTTCAAAATTCTCACGGAAAATCCAAGTTACTGAGGGACAAATGATGGGTCACCCCTTATCATTTCCACTCTTGTGTTGGATCAATCTAGCAGTCTATCGAACAGCTGTAAAGCGTTACTTTCAACCCAAGATTGCAGAACTGAAGGATCTATATGTAGAATCCGCCAAGCTATACTGGGAAAGCCAGAAAAGCTCTGGGTACTGCACTGCCGCTAATAAAGGGAGAGGAGGAAATTATAAGCATTTGAGTAGGAGCGGTTTGTCTCTGGAAGAAATTCTGGATTCAGATCCGAACATAAGAATTTGCTATAATCTTCGTAATCTTCGTCTTAAGGATCTTGAGGCAATGAAAGAGAGGGAGGAGAGGATGATTAATAATGTTATCGTTAATGGTGATGACATGTTGTTTAAATGTCCAAAAGACTTCATGGCAGTTTTTGAACCTACTGCAAAAGAAGTTGGTCTGAAGTTATCAGTTGGAAAGAATTATCTTTCTAACCACTCCTGTATGATCAACTCACAGATGTTTCAACGCCATGGGGGTCTAATGACCAGAAGAGGGTACCTTAACTTAAAAATTGTCAAGGGAACCTCATTGAAGACAGGACATAGTAATGCATTACCCACCCAGATTGGACGAGAGTTAAACCAGATGGTTAAACACTGCCCATGGACGGCTTCAGCAGTTCCTGCTGCAATGTTCCGTTTTCAGAAACATGAGCAGAAATTTGGTTCATCATTCCGGCCAAATTGGTATTTACCGGTACACTTGGGTGGATACGGTCTGAACCGGGCACTTGGCCCTTCAGAGATTGTATTCACCAGGAGTCAAAGAAAAGTTGCTGCATGTTTCGCTGCTGATCCAAGATTAGTCTTGATGCGCAGGAAATCAGTACCAATGCCTTACAAAGGTGTTGCAGATTCGATGACAAAGTGGACAATGATCCCTGCCTCCGCCATGGACGTTCCAAACAATCCTAGATTAGAAGAGGATCCATGGATGAATAAACTCACTACTGCAGTGCGAATGTCGCATGCTGTCGCAGAAGAGGATGATAGAATATTCCTAGCTAAGATTTCTAAAATGAGACATTTTAAACCTATGTCTGCTGATGGAATTGAACGCTGGAGTTTGGTGCATTTATTGCCAACTGTAGTTCCAATATGCCCGCCCTGTGATCCAATAGATTGCCGAAAATTTCTGGCAAAAATTGACCTTCAGGTAGAGCAGTTGAAACAACCATTGCTGGAAACCGGGTTGGGCGTTCCAAAGGGAACGTTTGAACATATGTTCAGCCCACATCTCGCTGCCTGCATGAGTTACGTTGACAACCAATCCACACATTACAGATTCACATCTAATCTTCCTTACTTGGAGGATGCTGAACAATTCAAGGTTAAGCCTGAGGAGCTGGTCTCCATGCCCCGAGCTAAAACCCCTTCACATCCCGACTTTTGGAAAGCCATTAATACAGTTTTTGACAGATTGGGAATCACTGATTCCTCTGAAGAAGAGATTGTAGAGGAGTTCGGCATACCTGATGCCGATGGCATTCCAGAATATTAAGTAAGCGACCATGGGGTCAACTCAAATAAATCCCAAAACAGTGTTACTTTCCTCATTAATATTTCGAATGAGCAGGGAAGGTGACTTAATATTTCTGTGCTAAACAAAACGCCAAGAGACTACACGGAGAGCCTCATTGAGGTTTTGAGTTGATGTATAGTCCCCCAACGACGGGGCATCCCATACAGTCGAGAAATAAAATGTCTACACAACGTAGAGCCCAGTCCCAGTCCAAGGGACACCAAC